ATAAGATTGAGGAATATATGTTCCCATAAATGCCTCTAGTTTACGAGAAGAAAGGTTTTTGCTGAAATCATCATTTTCCCATCCTTCGTAGTACATAACATCCTCAGCAATTACGGCTGTGAACTTTCTTAAGTCTCCACAAAGTATTTTTTCTGATGGCATCCTGTTGCTAAAAACAACATTTACTGAACCGACCGTTTTACCACTAGGAGAAACAAAGGCGGGCATTATATAATCACCATTAGCATTTTTAATACCCCTCATTTTAGCTTCCCAAACGGTGTTCAAAACACAAGTAATTTGCCCTTTAAAGTTACCCAGTCTAACAGCCGTTGAGACAGCCATAATTGCGTCATAGATGTTAGCCTTTGGGTAATAGTCTGCCAATTCAGTTGGACAAACAAAAGCACCCGCCAAAGTTGCTATTCCCTCAAGGTTGTTGCCCTGACCATCGCCAACTAAAACACCATCATCAATTTTATTATCAATTAACTCATCCGAGTGTGTTCTGAAATCAGACACCACGCTTGGCGCGTGCATAATTAATCTGTTGGACATTTTCCAACGAACAGCAACTTCCTTTACATCTGCCTTTTGTTGTTGCCATTCTGCATCGATTAACGGTTTTAAATCACCCTCTCCAATGAATTCAGCATCACCTTCCTCATTGATTCTGTCAGTGTACCAAATATTTTCAGTTCCAGCTGCTGGACGTACCGTTATTAATGGTAAAATAAAATTATCGGCTTTTGGGGCGTGATGAATTAAAGGGTCAATGTAATTACCAAACAAAGCACTAAAAGCGCCTCCTGTTACAGGCTTAACATTTGCCGTTGTCATTAATGCAGCAGCCTTGACAGCCATTTGCTCCATCCCTTGTTTTTTGTTTTTTAGGTTCTGTTTTAAAGAATCCCTTTCAACAAATTTCACCAAAGAGCCTTTTTCCTCTGTTGCATTACCTCCCTTTTCAGAAAGTGCTGCAAGTCTTAAGGTAGCCTCCTCAAGCCCTTTTGTTAGTCTTTTAAATTCCTCAGAATTTTTAACTTCATCAGCTACACCTTTCAAGGTTTCGCCTAATTGTGTCAAACTTTCTTTTGTAGCAAATCCAGCTAATTGCTCATTTACTTGTCCCTTTATATTTTCTAAAAGGATTTGTTCTTCGGTTTTTGTTTCCTCAGCCATTTAATTCAATTTAAATTTTTCACTTATTGATAGGTAATTTAAGGATTTTTTTGAAGTTCCTTGCGGAGGCTCCTGTTTTTGAGTGTTTTCTAACGGCTCCTTATTAATCTTTAAACTACCTGTTGCGGAGTTAGAACCCTGTAAAACTAGGGAACTCTCTCCAATATTTTTTGCCTCTGTTACAACCCAAAAGTAAGAAATATTTTCAAAATCGCCTTTATTCGCAATTTGGTTAACATATTCTAAATAGCATTTATACTCTTCCTCATCCTCAGGCTCAAGGGAGTTCATTGCTAACTTAATGGTTACATACTGCATTCTAACGCTCGCCTCAATACCGCTCCCACTTTCTAGCCAATTTTTAGCCAAATCATTAACAATCTTTTCCTTTGGGAACTTATAAATTAAGGCTTCACAACTTCCTAGATAATTTTTGCCAACTGATGAAAACGGTATTTCGGCAACAAATATTTCAATATCTTCCTTTTTTACAATTACGGAGGACATTTTTAGCTCGTGGTCTAAAACCAAATAATTTTTTCCTTGTTGGTCTTTTGCTGTTTTATTCCAAATTCCCTTAACGTGCAAATCTCTATGCGAATCAAGTATTTTAGTTGTGTTCACTGCTACATACTCAAAATTCTCATCAAGCTCAAGGTTTTTTTCACTGTTAATTAATTTTAAACCCTTGGGTAAATTTACATTTAAACCCTTTTCAAAAGATTTTTGAATTTGGCTTTTTTTAAGGTTTATTATTTCGGTTTTGTTTTCCTTTAATCCCTTGAAAAGCTCCTTTTCAGTCTTGAAGGTTTTTTCTAATTCTAAACTTTTAAAAGTCATTTGTTAACCGTTTTATTGTTTTTTAAAATATCTCTTTTTTGCTTAATTGACTTTTTTAAGTCCTCAGAAACATTTCTGTTTTTTAGCTTTTCACATAATTTTTTGCACGTTTCCATATTAAGAATAATTTAAAATTTGCCTTGCCTCCGTTTCACTTATACCATTATTTAGCATCATTTGATACGTTTCTGCTTTTATTTTTTCAGTTTGAGCTTTTTTAACCTCATCACCCTGTAAAACAGGCACATTTCTCCAATCTGAAAATAGTTTTTCTCCGTTGGCAGTTAACCCCCATTTTTCACTCAAGGAGTTTAACCAATCATCCACGAGCGGAAAAACTGCATCTTGATAACCTTGTATAATTCCGTTTTTAACATTGTTAAAAGATGAACCTTTTGTTTGAGAAAAAATATTTCTGTTTAGGTTGTACGCATCAATTATTCTGTTAAAATCTTCATCAACCTCCTCGAACAACATTAAATCTTTTACAGGCATTACTATTGGAGTCCATTTCATAGGAACAGCACCGATTGCAATAGCATCCCCATTGTTTAGCGCTCCGTATGTTTCTTGATATTCTTTTTGAATTTCCTTTATTTCTGGCTTTTCTGGTAAATTCCCCATCCCTTCCTTGTCTTGCTCAGGTGTCAACAATCCAATTGCGCCCCTCTTGTATATGAAAATGTTTCTTGTTTCATAAACACCTTCAATATTAGAAATTGGTTTTTGTAATGAATGAAGTTTTGATGTTCCCAAGATTGGGTGATTTGGGGAAGATTCATTTTTCATTAAAACCTCCTCAGTTTTGTATTTGTCTGCAGTTCCCCCAAAGAAATTGCGAACTTTGTATTCCTTAATTATGCCCTCAAGGTCAACTTGCTTGTAAAGTTTATTAGTGAATTTTGGTTCAACATAAAGCGGGTTCAAATTCCAAAAGGCTTTCGGTAAAGGGTTTGACATTACCGTATTTCCATACTGATAAGTATTGCCGAATAATGAGTAAAAAACAATGTGTTCCTTTATGAGTTCTTGTTTGTCTTGTAGTGGGTTTGGGTTGTTTAACAAATCAATTGCGGGGTGCTCAAAGGTTTTATTTCCTTGCCTGTCCTCTACTCCAATTTTGACATTTGAACACATAGAGGCTAATCTATCAATAACAATTGCAACCTCAGGAATTGAGTCGTAAGTTAATGCGAGTTTCTCAAGTTCAATGTAATTAACCCCTGTTGAACCTATGCCAAACCCCCAAAATTTGCTATTATAACCTCTGCTACCATTATTTAAAAGTCCTTTTATATTGTTAATTATTCCCATTTGTAAACCTACTTTTAAACTTTTGATAAATTACGTTAGCCAATAAGGCTGTCCCATCTGCTGCATCATCGTGCTCATTTCTCCCCTCCTTGAGGTAATTAGTGAGTTCGTAAATGTATCTAGCATATTCGGAGTCTGCCTCATAATCAGCCCTAAAGTAAAAATTTATTTTTACAAATCCTTCCTCGTTCAAAATACGACTTTCTTTGTTTGTGCTGTTATGCTTTCCAACTATTCGGCAAGTCTTCACCTCATTACGTACGTTTTTAAGGTGCTTTTTCCCCGCTCCATTGGTTTCAATATGCATCTCCTTTATCTCGTGCCTGTGTACCTTTTCAACTATTGATTTAACATTTATATCAAGCCCCTTTTTATTAAAAAGAACATCATCAATGTAAACATTTGTATCAAAAATATAAGCTATTGCCATACAATAATCATCTGCTCCCTCATCTGCTACATCATTTGCACACATTACAAAATCAGCATCTTTTTTGTTTAAGTCCTCACTTTTGTACCAGTTTAATTCGTGTTTCGGGAATAATATCCCCGCTGCTGGCATTGGGTTCTGTTGGAATTGACGACCAAATACAGTTGGGTTTCTTTTTCTTTCCGTTTGTAGCCATTCAAGGGAGTGCTTAAATTCCCACATTGAGCGCTCATTTCCTTCCTCATCCTCCTCAATACAGGGTAAAGTTAAAACCTCCCATTCATCC